AAGGACTGGTCAGTAGTAACAGCTGCTTCAGGTACGGACATGACATTGGTAACAGCTGCTTCAAGTACAGATTTTAGTGCGGTAACTGCAGCATCAAGTAGTGATTTTACAGAAGTAAGTAACGAGGGAAGTTTATGAGACGGTTTATAAAAGATTTATCAGGTGGATTAAACGTATCTAAACCACCTCATTTAATAAAAGATAATGAATTATCTGTAGCTAGTAATTGTGTATTTCGTGGAGGTAAGTGGCAAAAGAGAGATGGATATGCACAGTTAGCTGCTACAACAGAAACATCTGACGTAATAGAAGTAACTGACCAGATAAGACATGATGGTGCAGTAAGAAGATTAATGGCTACTGAAGCTAGAATATATAGCTGGAATGGTAGTGCATATACAAGTTTAATAACAGAAGGAGTTACTAGGGCAACTAGTGACAAAGTATTCTTTGCAGAAATAAACAATGAGATATATAGAGTAGACAATAAGAATGCACCAGCTAAATCTAGTACTGGTAACTTTAGTGCAGTATCTTGGGATACAAGTAGTAGTGGTAGAAACCTAACTTTAGCTAAGGTAGTAATAGCTTTTAACTCTAGGTTATTATTTTTTAATATAACAGATGGAACGGATGGAGCAGTTCCTTTTAGAGTAGCGTGGACTGACATAGCAGATTATGACAGAATATCTAATACTAATTATTTGGACTTGGATTATTCAGGAGCCCCAATAGTTAGTGCTA